GAGTTTGAGATGCCTAGCTATTTTGTGCAGCTCCTAAAATACATGATGACTTGGCATCTCGCTTTGCCTATTACAGACCAAACAGATAAGAGCCAGTACTGGCAATCTGTAGCTACAGGTGGCCCAAGCGAGAATGGCCGCGGTGGCTATCTACGTCAAGCCATGAATATTGATGGCGCTGGCAATCCTACTAACGCTATAAATGACTTCTCACTAATTGCTGTGAGGTATTAATGAGTCGCTTTGTAAGCATACAAACCAACTTTTCTACGGGTGAGCTTGACCCATTACTCCGCGCCCGTGTGGATTTAACTGCATACGCAAATGCACTAGAGAAGGCCACTAATGTAGTCTGCCAGCCACAAGGTGGTATTCGCCGTAGACCAGGCTCGCGTTACATCACAGCTCTACCTAACTCTGGAACTGAGTCTGCTGCTAACGGTGTGCGCTTAGTTGAGTTTGAGTTCTCTACATCTGACAGCTATATGCTGTGCTTTACGCACAATCGGATGTACATATTTAAGAATAGAGTTTTAATTACAAATATTAACGGCACAGGCAATCCATACCTAAGCACATCTGGAGTTGGCCTGACTGGTGCTACGCTAAACAATATCGTATGGACTCAATCGGCTGATACGCTGATTGTGGTGCATCCTGACGTTGCGCCGATTAGGATTGTTCGCGGAGCTAGTGATTCTCTTTGGACAGCCAGCGCGATTACGTTTGACTCTATTCCTAAGTATGCTTTTACAGTAGCAGTTACTAACCCTGCTGGAACCCTGACACCATCCGCTGTATCCGGCAAGGTTACTTTGACTGCATCCTCTAGCGTGTTTGTTGCTGGATCTGTAGGTCAATACGTCAATGCCCAGCCCCAAGGCCGCGCTAAGATTGTGCGATATAACTCAGGTACATCAGTAGATGCAATTACTGAGTTTCCGTTTTTTAATACGTCTGCTATAGCAAATGGACAATGGGACTATGAATCTGGTTACGAAGATGTATGGTCTGCTGGAAAAGGCTGGCCTCGCGCTGTTACTTTCCATGAAGGTCGTTTGTACTTTGGTGGCTCTAAGTCTCGCCCTAGTACTATATGGGGTTCTAAGGTTGGCCTCTTTTTTGATTTTGAGGCTACTGAAGGTTTAGATGATGACGCTGTTGAGGCAACGCTAGACACCAATACATTTAACGCGATTGTCGATATTATCTCTGGCCGCGACTTGCAGGTGTTTACGACTGGCGGTGAGTTCTATGTTCCGCAGTCTGGCTTGGAGCCAATTACCCCTACAAACTTCTTTGTTAAGACGGCCAGTCGTAACGGCACTCAGCAGGGTGTACGGGTACAGCAGTTAGAGTCAGGCACTTTATTTATTCAACGTCAAGGTAAGTCGCTTAATGAGTTTGCGTATACCGATACTCAGGCTACCTACGTTACTCAGAAAATATCATTGCTTGCTGGCCATCTACTCAAAGGGCCAAGTCGCATAGCTTTGCGTAGGTCTGTAGCTACAGATGAAAATGACTTGCTTTTGATGACCAACTCTAACGATGGCACGATGGCCGTATTCTCTCTGCTACGCGCACAGAACGTCATTGCTCCATCCGAGTTCATTACAGTAGATGGCGCCTACATTGATGTTAGCGTGGATATATCAACGATATATACCGTGGTGCGCCGCAATGTAAATGGCGCAAACCAATACTATGTAGAGGTGTTTGATAACGACTTACTAACCGACTCAGCCAAAACTGGCACAGGCGTAGTAAGCACAGTAACGATGGCGCACCTAGCGACTGAGACCGTTAACATCCTTGAGGATGGCTCAGTACAAGCTAACCAAGCTGTGCCTGCTGGCGGTACTGTAACCCTGCCTAGAGCTACAGCATCATCGTATGAGATCGGCCTGCCTATTACAGTTGAGGCTCGCACCATGCCAGTTGATTTAAAGCTGCAAACAGGTACGCGCCTTGGCTTTAAGAAACGTATTGTTGAGGTAAATGCACTTGTTGCAGATACGCAACACATGAAGATTAACGGCGTACAAATTCCATTCCGCGCTTTTGGCGACATATTGGATCAGCCAGTTGCGGCATTTACTGGAACTAAAACATTGCATGGCATCTTGGGTTACTCGCAAGAGGCTAAAATTACGATATCTCAGGACATACCTTTAAAGATGACTTTATTGGGTATGGAGTACAAAGTAGCTACGCATCAGGGGACATAGACATGGGCGCATTTGCACTACCAATTTTTATAGCCGCTACTGCGGTATCTGCTTATGGCTCTGTTAAACAGGGTCAAGATAAGAAAAATTACTACAATCAGA